CGCGCGGCGGATCGAGGGCAGATAATCATGTGGACAGCAATAGGAACGGTCGTAATCGGATCGTGCATGGCCGCTCTATGGGTCGGTATCGTGGCGAACATAAGGGGAAAGTGATGCCAACCTCCAAACAGCCTACCGCCGCCCGCAAATAAAGTTGACACCCCGCCAATTCCATAGTATTTTGCGCGAATATGACTACAGCAACCAAAAACGAACGCGAAGTCCGTACCATTTGCGCCGAGTTGCGCGCGATGCCCGCAGCGGATGGCAAGCCTGCAAAGATATGCGGTCACGCGGCCAACTTCAATTCGATGTCGCAAGACCTCGGATATTTCAGGGAACAGATTGCGCCAGGTGCTTTCAAGAAAACGCTTTTGAACGCAGATGTGCGCGCCTTGTGGAACCACGACGCGAACATCGTGCTTGGGCGCAACAAGTCAGGCACGCTGACGCTGATGGAAGATTCGCAAGGCCTGTACTTCGAGATCGACGCGCCCGACACGCAATTGGTGCGCGACATGGTTATCGGCCCGATCTCTCGCGGTGACGTAAGTCAATGCTCGTTCGGGTTTTATACAATCGACGACAAGTGGGAGAACATCGGCGGGCAGGTCGTCCGCACCCTGCTCGAAGTGGAGTTGCTCGACGTGTCGCCGGTGACCTACCCGGCGTACAACTCGACGGACGTAGCGATGCGCTCGGCGCAAACCGTCTCCCAACAAACAAAGCAACATCTCGGCTGGGCGACTGAAATTTTGCGCCGCCGTTTGGATTTATCGGTTTAACGAATGGTGTTTCCGCACTAAAGCAACGGGTTCGCCCAATGCCGGGAGTGAAATTCTCCCCCTCGAATTCTAGTTTCAAGCTGGCACTCCACTTGTCGCACGGGCGGTGGATGCTTCTAAAAAGGTGTTCAATGCCCGTGCAAAACTAACGCCGTGATGGCGCTGTAGAAAGGAAAGACCATGAGCAAACTGCAAGAGATGCGCGACGCACGCGGCAAAAAAATCGCCGACGCCCGTTCAATTCTGGACAAAGCCGAAGCCGAAAAGCGCAGCCTGTCCGCCGAAGAATCCGCCCAATACGACACCATCTTTGCGAAAGCCGAAGAACTCCGTGCGAGCATTGCCCGCGAAGAGTCTCTGGCGAACGCGGAGCGCGATGCTGCTGAAGCCGCCCTGCGCAGCAAAGACGCGCAGCGCGATGTCAAGTCGGGCAAGTCGGTTGACGACGAAACCCGCGCGCTAGGCAAGACCGGCACCGACGAATACCGCGCCGCGTTTGGCAAGTTGCTGTCCCAAGGCGCACGTAGCCTGACGGACGCAGAAACCCGCGCCTTGCAGGCTGATTCGGACACAGCGGGTGGCTTCACCGTTGCCCCGCAGCAGTTCGTCAGCCAACTCATTAAGGACATGGACAACGAAGTGTTCATGCGCCAGCGTGCGACCAAGTTCAGCTTGGCATCCGCCGCTTCGATGGGCGCCGCTTCACTGGCAAACGATCCCGCCGACTCCGACTGGACTACCGAACTGGCAACCGGCAACGAGGACAGCACGATGTCCTTCGGCAAGCGCGAACTGAACCCGCACCCGCTGGCGAAGCGCATCAAACTGAGCAACAAGTTGCTGCGCATGTCCACCATCGGCATCGACTCGCTGGTGCGTAGCCGTTTGGCGTACAAGTTTGCGGTGAGCCAGGAAAAGGCGTTCATGACCGGCCACGGTGTCGGGCAGCCCCTTGGCATCTTCACCGCTTCGGCGAACGGCATCACCACCGCACGCGACGTGTCCACCGGCAATACAACCACCTCCATCACGTTCGACGGCTTGATCGAAGCCAAGTATTCGCTGAAAGGCGCGTACTGGAACAAGGCGGACTGGATTTTCCACCGCGACGCGATGAAGATGATCGCCAAGTTGAAGAATGGCGAAGGCGATTACATCTGGCGCGAGTCGGTGCGCGATGGTGAGCCTGACCGCTTGCTTGGTCGCCCGGTGATGATGTCCGAATACGCGCCCAACACGTTCACGACCGGCTTGTATGTCGGTATGCTGGGTGACTACTCGAACTACTGGATAGCTGACGCGCTGGACTTCCAAGTCCAGGTGTTGAAAGAACTGTACGCCGAGACGAACCAGACTGGCTACATCGGCCGCCTCGAAACGGACGGCATGCCGACACTCAACGAGGCTTTCGCCCGCGTGAAGCTGGCCTAATCTGATGGGGCGGCTACGGTCGCCCCTCTCACAAGGAGAATCACCATGAATTTGAGCAAAGACGTAAAAATCACCGTTGTCGAAGCCGCTGCTGCGGCTGGGCAAACCGAACTGGTAACCGACGTGCTGGACATGCAGGGCTACGAAGGCGTTATGTTCATCGCCCTGACCGGCGATGTGACTACCGCATCCGTGCTGACTTTGACCGTCAAGGGCAACACCGCAAACAGCGTGTCCAGCCCATCCCCTGTCACCCAGAAGGCCACTGATGCGTTTACCGCCGATGGCACAAGCGCGGACAGCAAGGTGCTGGTTGTTGACCTGTATAAACCCGCCATGCGTTACGTGTTCGCCAGCTTGACCCGCACTGCTGCCGACGCAATCATCGGCGGTATCATCGCGATCCAGTACAACGGCACCGTCAAGCCAACCACGAACCACGCATCGGTAATTGCCAGCGCGTTCGGTCTGGGCGTAACAGCGTAACAACTCGGCGGCGGGCTTCGGCTCGCCGCTCCACATTTTTAGGAGAACGGCATGGTGGATACGACCTACGGGCCAAAGGTGTACTTCAAAGACGGCGGCAATACGCTGGTCATCGCTTTGGGCGGCACCATCGAAATCGAAACAGGCGGAGCACTGAGCGCGAACGGCACCGACCTGATTACGTCTATCGCCGCGCTGGCCGGGCTGGACGCTACCGAACTCGGTTACCTGAACGGCGTTACGGCGGGGACGGCGCTTGCGTCGCACGCCGCAGTGCTGGGCGCTAACAAGAACCTGGATGAGTTCCACACCGCCGCGCTGTACCTCGGCGCGGGCGCAGGCACTGCGGTCACCGCCACCGCTGCGCAACTGAACCGCACCGCTGTTACCACACCCGGAACGGCGGAGGCAAGCAAAGCCGCAATCCTCGGTGCGAACAAGAACCTGGATGAGTTCCACACCGCCGCGCTGTACCTCGGCGCGGGCGCAGGCACGCTGGTAGGCTCTACCGCAGCGCAGATCGACGCCGCCGTGGCGGGAACACCACTGGTGTACCGCACCACCGTCACCGCAGCGCAGATCAATGCGGGCGTCACGCCGGTTGTGCCCGCCGTTGCGGGTAAGCGCTTCCAGGTGATGCACATCTCGATGGCGGCCACACTCGGCGGCGGCAACGTCACAGGCCCGACCACCGTTGAGGTGGTTGAAGAGACAGCAGGCACGGTGTTCTTGAGCCACGTTACTGCCGACCTGACCGATGGTACTTGGCACAACCTTGTTACCGGCACGCCAGTCATAACCGGCATCACCGCTGGCGGCATGACCTCGGCGGACAACAAGGCGCTGCTCGTCACCTGCACCGGCGGCACACCTTACGCCACGTCCTCCGGCCTCGACGTGATCGTTGTCGGCTACTACACGACTACCTAAGCCATGAGCTACGCGCAACGGCTGACGGCCATCTCCGTCACGACAGCAGCGGACGGTTCGGCAACCGCGTACAGCGAAGTCTGCACCGGCAAGTTGTCAACGATACGCTACGTCAAGACCGACTTCGCGAACGGTTCGACGTTCACCATCACCTCGGAGGCCACAGGCGAAACCCTGTGGGCTGAGTCGAACGTGGATGCCAGCGCGACCCGCGCACCGCGCCAAGCGACGCACAGCACGGCGGGCGTTGCCGCACTGTACGCGGCGGGCGGTTCGGCGGTGAACGACAGGATCGCTCTGGCGAACGACCGCATCAAAATTGTAATCGCGAGTGGCGGCAACGCCAAGAGCGGCACTTTCCACGTAGTCCTCGAATAGGGAGAATCACATGCCAGCAATTACCGCAACCTCAATGCTCGGAGCCGGATCGCGAGTCATTACCGAAACCACTCTGAACGGCACGGACAGCTTCGCTTTCAACACCACAAAAAACCCGGTGATGATCTTGAAGAACACCACCGGCGCACCGATCACCGCCACGTTCGTCGGCTCCACCGCCACGACAGTATCCTTCGACGGCGTGCCAAGCGTATCGGTCGCGGCGGGCTACGCCACCACGGCTATCGCGGCCACCACGGGCGTTGTCGCTGTGCCGCTGAACAGCATCAAGGAATATCTGCGGGGCACGCTGACGATCACTGGCGGCACTGGCCTCACCGCTACGCTGCTGGAGTGGTAAGATCATGGCTATCGTCAAAATGACCACGCTTGAGTGCGGCCCGGACGGGACTTTCCCGGAGGGGTCGCTGCGCGAAGTGACGTTCGAACAAGGCGAAATGCTTGTCAACACTCGGCACGCCAAGTGGGTGAGCAAGGGTGTTTCTGCTGCCGAAGCCGCTGCTGCCGAAGCCGCTGCTGCCGAAGCCGCTGCCGCCGAAGCCGCTGCCGCCGAAGCCGCTGCCGCCGAAGCCGCTGCCGCCGA